GCAAAGTTTCCTATTATGTACACTTTCAAGGTCTTATTATGACTCAAGATGCTTTTAATTCAATAGAGCGGAGCTATTCCAAGGACGTCTTGGAAGATATAGTGAAGCACGGTTGTGCTAATGTAGCACCAAGTGATCATACTTATTATTATCAAACTAATAACTTCTTCGATCTACACCAAGATGAGATAGTTAGTTATTTAGAGGATGTTTTAGGTAAAGAATATCTATCACAGTCTTTATCTGATAATGATAATGATATTGCTTCTTGGAAAAATGAGTTAGTTTGGTCTTTTATAGAATGCTATGCATTTGATTTAACAGAACTGGAGGCTTATGCTTAACTATTATCAACAAATGGCTATCTTAACAGATAAGCTAAAAAGTGAGGGTAAAATAGTTAAATATACTATATTACCTTCAACAATACATAACAACCGTAAATCTACCTGGATAAAAAGATGAAACAGTACACAATGAAAACAAACAAAGCCGATTTATGTATAGAAGCTAATAATTTAGCTGAAAGGCAACAAGTTTTGTTTGTATTGTTATTTTTTACATTTGCGATTGGTATTTTATTCTAATATGCAACTAATCACTATTTGTCTTTGTTTAATATTAAGTATTGAACAAGGACTTTTTAATTTATTAATTAATTCACAGTCTGAATTCGATATAAATAGTAATATCTTGATTTCAGAACAAATAGATGCCAAGGACGTGAGCCTTGCTATCATAAACATATAAAGGTCATTACACCAATGAAAGAAACCACCAAAAAAACCTACCAACTGTTTTTTGGACGTAACACTCCTGATGGATACGTCAGCAACGACGCCTGGGAGGGCTTCAGAGAGGTCTTAGGACTATCTTTTGCCGGATATAGCGTTCAGGACGTACAAGGGGCTTGGAAGGGCTCTCAGGAGGATTCCAAGCTTGTTACAGTTACTACTAAATACCCTGAGAAAGTTCAGGATATATGCCAAGCATACATTGATATATTCAAGCAAGATGCCGTTGGTATGTTAGTTAGTAATCCTATGTCCTATATCACTAAAGAATGCGAGGTATTTTAAAAATGTTTATTACATGTCATCTATGCTCTAGTGCTATTCGTCAACTTAATGTGGATGAAGATAACGGAATAGCTCAGGTTGAGTTTATCAATGGTAGAAAGTATACATACTTTGACGTTGCTATTGATGCTATTACCGAGCTATTAGATACTAAAGATTCACAGTTTTCAGTTGGAAAATGGGTTAATAAGAACCTATTAAGAACTAAAAAAGAGTTTAAACCTGGTTGGCTAGTTATTAATTATGACTAAACTAAATGAAATGGTTTCCGCTTACACAGAGTCGTTATTATTAGCAATAACGGCTCCTAGCGATGAAATGATGCAAGAATGCATAAGATTAAGCCTTGTTTTTGAAGGTCATTTAACTGATGAAGAGATAGAAACAAGTAAAGCTTATGTTGAATTAGCTACTGAGTATTTAAAATGAAAACAGTTTACTATTTGTTTAAGTCAGAGATAGATGATGATGAATCTTTACAAGAATCTGCTGCAATTTTACAAAAGAAACTAGGTAGAAATGTAGAAATCTCTGATTTTATACATATTGAGGATGAAATTCCTTATATATCTTATTAATTCACAGTTAAAATGGACATTTTAGTACCTGGTATTGCGTTTTTATTCTTATTAATCTATTTTCTTATTTACATTTTACCCGAATACTTATTATGAGTTGCAAACCTAAGTACAAACAGTACGAAATTACTATTACAGCAAGGACTCCAAGCAAATTAAAGGACGTTATATGGTATATGCACCGCATGTTACCAACTGTTTTACCATTTAGCTTTGAAATTAAAGCTAAAGAGGTTGAAGATCGTCCTACTAATGATGAACATCACGGAGGGTATCAAAATGACCCTGATGATCCAAATAATTACCCAAGTGATGATATAGTTATGGAGGCTTACAGACAAAACATTCCTGAGAGGTACTAATGAAGAACTTTAACAGCAATAACGCTAGTAAAGGCAGGAAGTACGAAGAATTAGTAGAGCTTGACCTTTTAAATAGAGGTTATTTACTAAGTAATGGATCAAAAAAGATCTATGATGCTGGTATTTCTGTTGATTACATAGCAGCCAAAGGTGATATTATCGAATATGGGGAAGCAAAAGGTGGATTAACCTTAGATTCTAATACAGGTGCTAGACGCACAGATAATGTCAAGAAAGCAATTGCTAATGGAGCATTATTAAAAGCTACTATTCGAGATGCAAGATATGTAGTTTATTTTTCTAACTATCCATTACCTAATAGTGCCTCAGAAAGGATGTTACAAACTGCAGTTACTAGTGGTTTAATAGATGAAGTACGTTATTTATGTTACAATGAAAGTCCCAAACTGGCAGCATCACAGCAATAAGCCAGCCAAACGCAAACTAAAACCACACGCTATGAGAGATGCACGACGACGAACTAAATCTACCATACGACGAATCACAGCCACTCCTAAAGTACGCATGTTATTTTAATAATGGTGGTTGTATCATCTTAAATGGTACAGATAATGAAGATGTAGCGTGGCTAGCAATAGCTCATGCTAGACTGGAAGGTACAAAACTTCGAGATTGTTTTCTTATTCCTGAATAAACCAATGCCTAAACAACGAAAACCTAAATACTATCCAAACAATTGGAAACAATACAAAGATCAACCAGAGGAATTCTTCTGTGGTATGGATGGCGAGCCAATTTCATTCGATAAATTTATGGAGTGGAAAATTAATGGGTGGTTATTACCTTCCTCTGTTAGCTGTATTATCCGTGAAGAATGCTCCGAAACTGGGAAGATATCTGAACGTGTCTATTCTAATGAATCGGCAGCTCGTAGACGCTTAGAGAAGCAGATGGGGCAGCCTGATAATACTTATATATTCACTATATGCGATGAAGCAACAGTACACACACTAATGCCACAAACTTTACTAGAAGAAAATGAACATTTACACGACCAATGGGAGGGTGATTATGAATGCGACGCTTGAGCCTATTTACGATTACTTTGAAAAGGCAATGGATTCTATCCCAGAAGATCATCCACACTATCACGAAATTAGACGGTTATTAATTTCACAAGTAAATGATGAATTACATGACCATGACACCCACTACGAAACAGATCGAAGAGCAAGTTAACCTTGAGCGTGATGCTATTAAACAAGGACTTAAAAGGTTACGAGATCAGACAATTAAATTAGAGAATCAAGCATATGGTTCAGCTACTATTTATGGTATATCTTCTATATCTGATTTACTCCCAAGGTTAATCAAGAGAATAGAAGAGACTAATTCAAGAATACATGAGAGAAAGAATGGTGTCTCTTTTAAAGAAATACACCAGTATTTAAAAGATATGGATTCACAGTCCGCCGCCTTAATTGCATGTAAGATTACTTTTGATAAAGTATTTGGATACAAAGAAGGAAGTAATTTAGTTATTAATGTATGTGAATCTATCGGACGTGCAATTGAAGATGAATGTCAAATGAGACATTATGAAACTCATGCACCAGGATTGTTAAATGTATTGAAGAAAAACTACTGGCATAGATCCATAGGTACACAGCAAAAACTCGTTGTAATAAAGACATTGATGAATCGTTATGAGGTTAAACAATGGACAACGTGGAGTAGAACTATACGCATTAAATTAGGTGCTTGGTTATTAGATTGCATCATGGATTCAAGTCAATGGTTCATGAAGCAACATTTACGACAAGGACGTAAGAGTGCATTATTTGTTGTCCCTACCCCTGAGTTTATGGACATCAAAGATGCAGTGATGGCTAATGCAGAGTTATTTGCACCTTTAGCCTGGCCAATGCTGATAAAGCCTAAGGATTGGACTAATGAAACACCTGGCGGATATATGCTTAATGAGGTTATGCATGGTCATGATTTAGTCAGAAGGGGCAATGACGCACGTATACAGGGAGAGACACCAATAGCCTTTCTGAACAAGATTCAGAAGGTAGCCTATACTCTTAATCCTTTTACTGTTGAGGTCGCTGAGACCTTACAAGAGAAAGAGATTAGTGTAGGTAAGTTTCTACCTATTATTCATTACGATCTACCACCTAAACCACCAGATATAGCAGACAACAAGGACTCACGTAAAGCATACCGTAGAGCCGCTGCTGAAGTAATGAATAGACAAGCAGCTGAATTTAAAAAGAGCTGCAGGACTAGAATGACTATGGAGACAGTTCAGCGGTTTAAAGATAGAGACAAGTGGTACATACCTTGGTCTTTTGATTACCGTGGGAGAACTTATCCGATTCCCGCCTTTTTAACACCCCAAGATACTGACTTTGGTAAGTCTTTGATTAGGTTTGCTGAAGAAGGTTATATGAATGAGGAAGGGAAGAAGTGGTTAGCATTTCAATGTGCTACTACTTATGGTCTAGATAAAGCTACGATGGCTGAAAGGCTATCATGGACGAATGAGAACATTCCGTTGATTACCAGAGTAGCTAAGGATCCGATTGATAACCTTGGTGACTGGGAGGCAGCGGAGGAACCCTGGCAATTTTTAGCTAGTTGTGAAGAATATTATGCTTGTGTTATTACACAACGTAGACAGACAACTGGCCTATGTGTAGCTACAGACGCTACATGTAGTGGTCTTCAGATCCTAGCTGGATTAGCTAGAGATAAAAAGACAGCACAACTCGTCAATGTGTTGCCTTCTGATAGACCGCAAGACGCATATAAGATTGTAGCGGAGGTGGCCAGAAGGAATTGTCCTAGCCACATACAGAAAGTAATGGATAGGAAGATTGTTAAGAGAACAGTCATGACCATCCCCTACAATGCTAAACCTTTCTCAAATAGATCGTACATTCGTGACGCTTTGAGAGATAAAGGAATTGAGATTGACAAGGAAGATCTCACAGCTACCGTACAGGCAGTCAGGGACGCCATGCATAATGTCGTTCCTGGTCCTATGGCAGTTATGAAATGGATTGAAGATGAAGTTACTAAGGCTGTTAAACGTGGTGCTACTGAAATAGAATGGGTTACACCTTCTGGATTTGTAGTTAACCAACGTATAATGGAAAAAGAAAAGAAGGATATTAGATTACAGTTACTAGGTGAGTGTCGTTTAAAAATAGCTATGGATGATACCAAAGCTGATATTAACAGACATCGTGCTGCTACTGCACCTAATCTTATTCACAGTCTTGATGCTAGTCTACTTCATATCAGTGCATCTCAATTCAATAAACCGATAGCTTTGATTCATGACAGCGTTCTAACACGTGCTGTTGACATGGCTGAGTTATCGACTATCATAAGGGAAACGTACATGCACTTGTTTGCAGAACGTGATTACCTAAACGACTTCGCTCGACAAATAGGAGCGGAAACCGAACCACCGATTATAGGAGACCTTAAACCGGAATCCGTAATTGATTCAACTTATTTTTTCTGTTAAATGTATCCAACATTATTTGATAGTTTCTTCTCACCTCCTACTATTGTAGTGGTGTCTGAAGAAAGACTGAAAGCTGCTGAACTTAAAGCTAAGGAGAAGCAACTGCTAGATCTTAAGGCACGTATTGATCAATTAAATGATTATTACCATAACTTATCCGCTGAAGTAGCTGCATTAAGACCAGCTAAAGCAGGTGCAGATTTAGACGCACTAGACGGAGGTGCAGCAGATGCCTAAGAACGTACACGTTACTGATACTGTTACACTAGAAGGATTTCAAGCTATACTAGAACCTGGTAAGTTTGGATATTCTCTATCGGCTGTAGTTGATAATAACCTTATTAACGAGCTAGAAACTGAGAGGGCTGATGTCTTACAATGGGCAGAATCCAAACTCAAGAATCCGAAACGATCTACTTGTAGACCAGAACCTTGGGAAGAAGTTGCGGATGGAAAATATAAACTGAAATTCTCCTGGGGAGAAGATAAAAGACCTCCTGTAGTTGATTCAGAGGGGTCACCTGTTACTGATACTAAAACACCTTTATATGGCGGATCTACTGTTAAACTTGGTTTCTATCAAAAGCCTTATATTCTACGGGATGGGATTACCTATGGTAGTAGTCTTAAGTTGGTTGGTGTACAAGTTGTCTCAGTAAAATCTACTGCAGCAGTTGATAAAGGTGACTTAGACGATACAGAAGTAGCTAACCTATTCGGTAAAACAGATGGCTTTAAAGCATCCTCAGCACCACCAGCAGAGGAAATAAATGAAGAAGAAGACTTCTAAATATAGGTCTAAACTCGAAGAGGGGGTTGCTAACCTCCTTGACGAGCTTGGTGTTTCTTATCAATATGAATCAGAACAAGTACCTTATACAATACAGCATAATTACTGTCCTGATTTTATTCTACCTAATTACGTTTATTTAGAAACTAAAGGGTACTGGGATCCTGCAGATAGGCGTAAGATCTTAGCTGTAAAAAGAGATAACCCAGATATTGATTTAAGAATGGTCTTTCAAGCACCATATAATAAGATCACCAAGAAAAGTAAAACAACATATGCACAATGGTGTGACCGTCACGGTATACCTTGGTGCGCATTTCACACAATACCTGTCGATTGGTTAGTATGACAGAAGAAGCAGTGTTTGTTAAACATGAACCTTGCAATAATTGTGGCTCGTCAGATGCTAATTCACTGTATTCTGATGGGCACTATTATTGTTTCTCATGTCAAACTTACACACCCGCAGAGGGTATAAATCTTAATTCACAGTTATTAAACATGACAAATGTCAACTTTAAAGGAGAACCCGAAGCACTCAGAAAACGAGGACTTTCTGCAGAAACTTGTAAAAAGTTCAGGATTCACAGAGACGGAAATACTCTACGCTTCCCATACTTTACAGGCGATGGAGTTCTTGCTGGATTCAAAGTAAAGAATAAACAAAAGGTATTTACTTATGAAGGTACATCCACTGACACCTTATTTGGTCAGCATTTATTTCCTGCAACTGGTCGTCGTATTGTTGTTACTGAGGGCGAATTAGATGCTGCGAGCTGTTATGAAGTTATGGCAGGGGGG